AACGATACCAGCAACACCAGCAGCGTTGAAGCCAGCTGACTTAACAACTAATCCCTGAAGACCGTCACCAGTCTGGGTATTGTCGAGTATAACTGCATCGCCAACTGCTATTGTGCTTTTAGCAATAAAAGTTTCGATTTGTCTACGATTTGATGGAGTAACACCAAGATCTAAACCTGAGCTATCGCTAGTCTCAAGGTACTGAATAAGATTTGAAGTAGCCATGTTATTATGCCTCCCCGTTTACAAGTAGACCCTGGCAAGCAAGATGGTCAACAACAAGCTGTGCTCTGGTCATGATCTGAGCAGAACGTGAAGCGTAACCACTTACATGTTCGAAGTCTGAAAGTTCAAAGTTTGCATCCTTATCAACAACGAGCTTGAGGTACTCAGTGTTGAGGAAGTAAGCAGAAACGTTGTCTGGAGTTGCAGAGATTTGAACTGGTAGGAATGGATCAACGTACATCATTGCGCCGTTGAAAGCAAGAGCCAAACGACCACCATCAAGTACAGTTTCTTTCATGTAAAGCTCCTGTGCGAAGAGGAGCTTCTTGTAAGCCTTGTACATGTTAGGTGAGGAAAGGATCAAGTTAGGAGCGGATGTTGGGCTGAAGATTTGGCACTGGATATAAAGATCAGTTAGATCTTCGATACCAAGTGAACCAAGTGCATCAGTTCTCTGGTTCTGATAAGCAGTTGGGAAAGCAGCTTTGCTGATACCACCAACTGTGTTTGTGCCAGAACCAAAAGCAACGTTTTCAAAGAAGCCTTTTGTTGAACCTGCGCCACTGAATACAGTACCGTTGAGGGTGCTGAGGTCAGAAAGAATTGCAGAAGAACCTGCAACAGCTTGCTTCTCGAACTCTCTCTTGAGTGTACCCATGACGGACTTGAGACGAGCTTCAGCAATCTTTACAATTGCGCGGTCGCCTTTGTTAGCAAGTTCCTCTTTGCGGGTGATGACGATTGGAGCAACGAAGTCACAGAAATTGTAGCTTGCATTTCTCATTGCGTCAGCAACGGCGAGGGATACTGGCTCATAACCAGTTGAAAGCTGAGTGATGCTTGAGTGCTCAGCTAGGATGAGTGGACGATCTACGGTGGAACCACCGTCTACTTCCTCAACTCCACCCTTTGCGCGGATCTGCTCAAGAAGAGGAGTAGACTTGAATAAGTTGTCTACTTCCTGATCCTTCACAATGCGAAGGGTTGAAGAGAGGATATCATTTGAAATTGCCATATTGATATCTCCTTAAGATTGATTAATAGTTTAATTGGAATTCGGTTTAAAAAGTTTGGGTTGTCCTTTCGGATCCTTTGTTTAGAAATTATTCCAAGCTAAACCAAACTTGGAGTTCCTATATAATGTAATTATTTTTTTTTATTTTTTCTGTGCAGCGATCCATTCGTAGATTGCAACTGAACCTTGCTTACGAACATGATCAGGAATTGCTGAACCAGATCCACGATTAGCTCCACCAACTTTTAGTCCATAATCCTGAGCAGCTTTCTTATATTGTGCAAGTTCAACCTGCATTTGTTTAGATGCTTCTGTGCTCTTCTGGCCTTTAACTAAATAATATGCTTTCTCTAATGTAAGTGTTTTATCTTTCATTAGCTCTCTAGCAATATCAACTTTATAGGTTTCTATATCTGGATTTTCTCTTTTAAAATTCTCAAGAGCAATCTGTCTTTTATTCATCTCAGCTTCTTGACGCATTGGCTCAAGCATTTCTTTCATACGCTTGGCTACTTCTTGCTGGATTTTAGCTTCAATAGAATTAGCATTGAATGGATCAAGCTCTACTGAAGTCTCTGCTTGTTTAGAAACGCTATCATAAAATCCGCTTTCAAGTAGAGCCTTTCTATCAGCCTCTAATTGTTTGCGCTGTTCAGCAATTGACTGAGTTTTCTTTGTATAGTCTGCTCTAAGATTTGCAATTATTTTTTTAGCATCTTCAGGAAGTCCATCAAAAACCTGATTATAATTTAATCCTTTAGTTTCTGACAGACCAAAATCTGGTGCACTATCTATATTAACATCATTGATGGAAGTTTCTTTTGCTGCTAAATTAGAAGCTAAAGTATCAGCTTCTTTAGCTGCAGCGTTAGCTCTTGCAGTTTCTAAAGCCCTAACAGCTTCCATTCTAGTTACCGCCTGTGGAGAGTTACCAACGGATACAGGGGTAGAAGAAGCTGAGCTTCCTGCCTCTGCTCCATTGTTCCCTGAAGGAGTTGGAGTTGAGTTATTTTCAGACATTTATTTTTTCCTTTTTATTTATAAGTTTATTTACTGACCCATTCTGCTCATCATTAATTTGTCCATTTCACCTGAAGCCATTGGAGGTGCACCACCTTCAACACCAACCTCTAATTTAACTTCAGTCTCTGGACCTTCTGGTGCTTCTCCTTCCATTCCTTTGGGTCTGCTCTTAAGGAACATCTGGAAGTCACGGTTCTTAGCTAGAAGAATTAATTTACCAGCAACCATTTCTATTCCACGATCATCTACCATTGCATCAATTGAAGGAGCAAGGTCAGTAAGCATTGCATCATTTGCAGCTTTATTAACCATAGTAATAGCTTTAATTATTTCTGGAGAAAGCTTGCCGACAACATCTGCAGAAGCTGAAGGGATCTTTGGAAGAGATGGATCAAAGAGTGGAAGGATTTTATTAAGTGCGTCAACAAGTACATTGATAGATCTGAGGGAATATTTTCCTTCAGGTGCAGCCATCTCAGCCATATCATCCATTTCTTTGTCAGCCTCAGCAGCCATTCCCATTGCCTTTTCTTCTTCGGTATCACCAGCTTCAGGCATTGGACCTAGAGCCATTAAATCTTCTTTAGCCATTTATAGATCTCCTAATATAAGTTTTCTTTTTTTATAATCCAGAATTAATATCGGCATCAAGCAAGCCTTTAGCCTTTAAATTATCTACAGAGAATGTTTCAGCATAAGCTTTGCTTTGATCTCCACCTGTAGACTTTAACATATCTCTTAGGGTTTCAACATCTTTCTCATGCTGAACGTGTTTAGCTTCTTCCCTTTCTACAATGCTATCAACGAAAGAAACACCACCGAAGTCTGATGCTGCGATAAGTCCATTATCCCTAATATATTTTTCTTTTTCAATTGAGTTATTGAAGTGTCTTCCCAAAGAACGGTCGTATCCTCCACCACTATCTCCCCATCTTCCTGGTGTTCTAAGTGGTGCAGATAACTGGCGAAGCATAAGCTTATCACAAGTAGCACATTTAACTTCATCTTTTTTATCCCACTTAACTAAATGATCTTCTTTCTTTTTGCATGTATAGCAAACATAATCATAAACTGGCATTTACTTTAAACCTCCTGGAAGTAATGGTGCAATAGATTGTACTGATGGATTACCTACAACTTGAGTTGGGGTTGGAGGTGCTTCAGGAATAGCACCGAGAGGAGGAACATTTGGAGGATTTTGTGGAGGTGTTTGGGCCTGTTGTTTCTGTAAGTAATCTTTAACAGCTTCAGATTTAAATGTTTCTGGAAGATTAAGCACACGAACAACTTCATCTAATACTAATTCTTTTGGAACACCCAGTTCAATAAGCGTAGGTATATTTGAAAGTAATTGTCCTTTGATTAAAGCCTCAGACATTGGTGTGCTAGAACTATCAGATGCATATACCTGAAAGTCTCCCATAATATCTTCAGCTGTTACTGGAGATAATTTTCCATCAATATATATTAGTGCAGTATCTCCTTCAGAAAGATAAAGTCCCAACACAGAGAAATATATTTTTGTAAGATTTTCTATAACAGCATCACGCTCTCTAGCAAGGCGTCCAATTTCTGAGGAGGTATAAGCAGCAAGAGCAGCAGCTTCAGTTGCAGAAACTTTTGTAGCTTCTCCTCTAGTAAATGGTGCCATGATGGAACCCTTATCTTTATCTCCTGTAACGTGAGCATAATAAAGATCAAGCTCTGGAGGAGTTGGGTTCTGAGGAAGAGGTCTGATTATTCCATCCATATTCTCTTCTTCTATTTCAATAAAGATACCATCAATACCAGCTGTAATCTGAGCCATCTGATCAGGATCAATAGAACCTTTCTTTACTAGATACTGACGAGAAGCTTTACGTACAGCATTGGCTTGGAAGGATCTTATAATATTCATTTCAAAGATCTGGTCGTATACTCTTTTCATAGCAGAATATCCCTCAAGAGGAACATCAGGTATACGATTAAAATAAAATGGAACGATTGGAATAGCTGGCTTTCCATCCCAAGATTTAAATGGAATACCTACTGGTGACTTCTCAAGTATCTTATCTTCTTTCCAGTTAGGAGAATAGAATACTAATTCATCTTCCATCAAATCATACATCTCAACTATCTTTACATATTCAAAGGTAGAAGATGGTGTCTCATACTCTTCCATCTTTTCTTTATAAAAATATTCAGTTGACATCTTAGACATACCAGACCAATCTTTAGAACCAAATCTTTCATCGGCTTCTTCGATTGTCATGTAATAAATATGTCCAACGAACTTCTGTAGATCCCAACGAGGAGCATCATAATCCAATATAACTTCCCATGGAGTAATAGCTACAGGCAAAACCTTTTGTAGAAGTACATCACTTTCTTTTGGAATTAATTTAAGAAATGAATGTGTATAGATTAAAGCCATACGAGAAGCTGCTTCAATCTCATGGCGTGACTTCTCTAGAAATTCATTAGCAATAAATCCAGACTTAGAAACATTACCCTTATTCTGTAAGCCTGATTTAAGAACTACAGCTGGATGCTTAGCAAATAGTGAAGCCATATAGCTTTCTATATAATTATAGCCTTCAGATACTTGAACCTGAAGCTGAGTATCTTTATAAGGAGATACTCCTTGCTCATCCCAGAAGTTTGTTTCATAGCTGGCTTTGTACCTTCTCATTTCTTTACGGTGCTTTTCCCAATACTTCTCGTGGAATGAAAGAATATTCTTGATTGTTTTTATATTCATTTATGTTCCTTAATAAATACCTTCTCTAATAATGGCTTTTCTTTTTACCCCAATCATACCCTACTGGTTTCATCGCTAAAGGCATAGTTGCTCTACGTGTTTTTAAAACCATTTTCCATTTATCTATAGGGTTTTCTCTAACCTCAGTCCAAGGCTCCTTACCGCGTAGGCCCCAGTAAGCTAGCATCATAGAGAATAATAAATCATCATGAGAACCATCTGGATGATCAGGTCTACCATCAGACCATATACAAGATTTAATTTGATCGAGTACTTCTTTATCTAATCCAACTATTATTCCATCTTCGATAATCTCTTTCATATTTTGGAATAAACGAATACGTGTAGCACCAGTAGTTATAAAAGATTTTCCATCAGAAGTCTTCCATAGATTTTTATAACCCCATTCCCTAAGTGCTTCTATAACTGCAGCACCATATGAATTTCCTTCAACAATAATCTTTGCTCCATTAAATTCTTGAGCTACATCTAAAACTTTAGCAGCCCAAGTTCTAGGTGTAATTATATTAGATACTCTATGATAAACAGGTTGCATTGTATCTATATTAATTACAGAGAGAGCTGAGTAATCTCCACCTACTCCAGCAGATACATCAACTCCAATAATATAACGATCATTGTCATCCATATCCACTTTATATCTTCGTTCTTCTTTAGTTCCAAGATTAATCCCATTGATTTCTTTTGCAGCATCTCCCCAAAAATAAGATGTAGTCTTTCCTCCACGGAATGCTTCTTCAATAGTGCGAGGATATTCTCTGATAAATTTATCAAAGCCTAGTGTGGCTATTTGTTTTCTACGCCAAGAGATTTGTCCATCAGATAATCCTGCCTTCTTTAATCCCTTTTCTTCTTCTGTAAGTTTAACTATAGGAGAAGGGTCTGTGTAACTAGTATGAATAGTCCATGGAAAGAAGACAACCTTCCATTCATTCTTTCCAGCAATAGCATCATCAACTAATTTATTAAATAAATCTCCTGCCATGTTGGGAGAACTTTCAATAATGATTTGTCCATCACCAACGGCAGCAAGAATTGTAGCTAAGGTTTCTTCTGGGTTCTCATAGAAAGGAAACTCAGATAAGTGAGCCATAGAGAATACATAAGATCTTGTACCTCCTTGTGCTCCTGCAGTAAATGCTTTTAATTCAGCCCCAGAAGATTTAGATCGAATAGTCTTGGCTGTAGACTTATCCATAATAGGCTGCAATTTTTTAGGAAGATTATTTAAAAATGTTTTGTCCGTGTTATGTAAGTTTTCTGCAGCTTCTCTAGTATGACAAACAACACCAAGCTTTAATGGCTGGGTTGCATTAATCCACTGATAAAAATGCCAAGCTCTTACAAGTGTAGAAATACCAAGCTGACGTGCCTTAACTACTATAATCCTTTTGTGACCAGAAGATAATATTTCTAGAAGTTCTTTCTGGGCTTCATTAAGATCAAAGAAGTTAAGGCGAGCTTTATCTTTATTAAATATTGTAAGAGCTGGAATTAGATCTGATGCTTCCATTATCCCTTCTTTACAAGTTTAAGTTTAACATCATCCATCTTATTCTTAGTGATTGTATCTAGCCTTCTTCTGAAATCATCAGCAGTTACATCACCTTCAATCTTAAGTGTAGCCTCATAAGCTTCCAACTTTCTAAGAGCAATACGAGCTTCAATAATTTCAATGACAGTTCTTGGTGTCATCTTATCCGCCAAAGTATTATTCCCTTCAATTTCTAACAGACAGAGATCAAGATAGTATTTAAGAACATCAGAATAGTTTTCATCACGGGCTGCACGTCTTACTTTTCTGACAATCCTTTGGCGTCTAGTGTGACGAGAAGGTTTTACTTTAAGTTCATCTGACATTTTATTTCCTCGATTTCCTTTTTAACTTTCTGCACACGCTTCCATGCAGTGGAGAGAGACACTCCTAATATATGCGATAAGCTTTCGAAATTCTTTGATCGCATCCAAGCAGCTAATATTACTTGGTTTTCTTTGCTAAGCTTTTTAACAATCTTCTTAGCTAACTTCTTCTTCTCGATAAGTCTTTGATCTTCCTCGCTTTTTGGATCATCACCATCTAGTCTAGCGATCATCTTATCCTCTTCATTCACATCATTGGATTGGTTCTGTATATGCTCAATAAAGGATAAATCTTTCTGTAAAAGTACTTTCGCTATCCAGTCTTTGTTATTCATTTTTATCCTTTTCGTGCTCACTTATTATCTTAATTATCTCTTTACATTTAATAGAGATTTGTTCAGTTACCTTTTCACATTCCTCTATCTTTTGGATTAATCTATCCCACTTTTCTATATTACTTTCTAGACTTCCTTTTAGTTCCTGAAGGGATAGGTTCAGGTAGTCTTTGGATAATTGCTGGCTCTGCTGGGATAGCTTCTCCAATTGTATCCTCTCGTGTAACTTTAGATTTGAGTAAAGGTTTTTCATTTTGTTTCTCCCATTGGTTTAATGCTTCTGATAAAGATTTATTTCCTAGCTCATCGAATAACATTTTTAATAACCACATTTGCTTTTCTGTAAGGTGGTTCTTTCTATCTGATATATCCATATTATCTCCTTATATATTCCATCAAAATATTTATCCGCTTTTATTTAATTACTGGAACTGGTCCGCCAACTAGATCTGGTCTTTCCATCTTACCCTCCTATACTATATAGTAAGAATGTAGTAGAAAAGGTGCTCTTGATGGAGGCTATTTTAAACTATTTTTTACTGACTTGTTGGGATGGGAGGGCGAAGCCCGACCTTAAGGAGCTTCGCTCCCTTGGAGAACTTTGTTCTCCCCGTGACCCCCTCACGGGTATAATATACATGAGGTTAGCGATTTGTCCAATGGACCTAAAAATAATTTAAAAAAGTTTTAGGATTGGTGGAAGATCTACTACTATCGGACTATATAGTATACGGAGGAAGAAATGGTGGCTCATTTCAAAGAGGACTTTACATCGTGGATAGCGGATAAGAAAACCTGCTATGATCACATCTTAGAATTTATGACCTATTCAAATGTTGGTAAAATGTTCTCCAGCATTTTAGGTGTGGAAGCTAGAGAGCTAGCTGTTGATTGCTGGATATGGATATGGGAAGGCTCCTGTACTACTAGAGGATTAGTCAAGGAATGGTACGGAGATATCCTTATAGAGAACTGGAAGGTGGAAAGAGAAGCACGCATGAGTGTGAAGGTTGCTTCCACATACTTCCTTCGTATCCTTGGTACAAAGAATAAAAGATTTAAAAAGTTTCAGAAAGAAGTTAAGGAGGCTCTAATGCTAGAGGTTGAAATTAAGAGTACTGGTGAAGGTATAGAATTGAACCTATCAAAAGAAGATAAGGTTCTAATGTTATGGAATGCTGGAGAGATTGATACAGCTGAGGCTATGGAAAGATTATCTTTATCCTCCCGCCAATCTCTTTATAATCGCTTTCAATCCTTGATGGAAAGACTTAAGTTGGAGTTGCTATCAGGAAGTACTGCTGAATAATATCTAAAAGATCTTCTACCCATGCATCATCATGTACTGGGAATGGATCTGTAAGACCGTAAGTTAACATAATGGAGGCTGCAGCGAATAGCTCGGCCTCCATTTTCTTTTTATCATTATCGGGTAAGAATGCTAAATGCATTAGACCTCCTATAATATGTGATAAAATATCTCTTCTATTGACATAATCTATTACTATTAGATGTAATGTTATAGGAGATGTAATGTCATATTTTAAAACTCAGTTACCAAGTTCAGTTCGTGTAGTTGAATATACAGTTAGAGCACTGGAAAAATATTATAGTGTAAAAGCTATACGTTGTGAGGAAGAACCATCAAGAGAAAATCCTCATCCTGTTGATATGGTTCAGCATACTGGCAGCGGAAGAATTATTAATTATGAAGTCAAACGCGAGGGAAGAAGTAGACAGACAGGTAATGTCTTCTTTGAAATGAATGGGTTATCTGCAGCTAAGGCGTGTGGTGCAGAAAGATTATTTATGTGGATTGATGGAGCTTTAACTTATATAGATGTAGACCTTGGAGACTTAATCACTTGGTTACAAACTCAAGACATCTATTATAAAGCTAATGCTGGAGATGCAAAGAAGCTGGGATATTCTAAGGCTAATCCTGGATGGGCAATTCCAATAAAAGTTTTATTCGAATGTACACCAAAGATGGATAAGACTATAGGAGATAAGGACCATCCCTTTGTAAGATCATTTGGAAAGAACTTCTGGCGCGAAGGAGATGATGTTTGGGATGCGGTTGGTAGAATGATTAGATAAAAGAAAACCCCAGTAGGTGGCTCTACTGGGGCTTCTTTTTATGGAGAATTTAATTAACGAGAACGAGCTTCAAAAGATGGACAAACTATTTAACTATTGCTGCTAATGTCAATTGTAGGCACCAACGAAATTGTTAGTGAAAGATCCTACCTCTATATATTACTCGCCTCTATCCATTTGGCCAAGTCTTTTTTATATGTTCATAAAGATTTTTTCCTGGACAAAGTGTTGCCGCAAGATCTCTATGACCTACTACCTTTGCTGAAGGATGTTTGGTTTTCCATTCTTGAATTTGAACTTCTAGAAATAGTAATTGTAGTTCCGTTGGTATATCTCTTTCAAAATTTCCAGTAAGACAAACAGCTAGAGTTCCTTTATTATGTTCTTTGACGGAAGCTGGAACTTCATCTTCAGATCTTCCATCATGTATCTTTCCTTCAGGAGTTATTATTTTGTGGTAGCCAATCTTACTAAAGCCACGCTTCTTGTGCCACTCAGCTATTTCATCTGGAGTTGTGTCTGGATGAGAAGCTGAATGGTGTATTACAAGATGTGTGATTACCTTTGGCTGACGCATTATAGGACCTGAAGATGTTGAAGAAGATCTAGGACTATATACAGTGTCGATAGACCAACTGCTGCCCAAGTCTTTACGTCTTTCTTTTTTTCTTTTGGGGCTAGTTCAACTGCAGCCTGAGCAACTACTGGTGCTACATCTTTAACTACTTCTGCAACCTTGCTGCTATCAACCCTTGATACTTTCTTAGTATGTATTTGCATTATCCTCTCTCCTTAATTATTTTGATATCAGTTTTAATATCTTCTATATCTTCTTCAACACGCTCTTGTCTTTTTGATAACTGAACGATTGTGCTTTCAAAAACTTCACGATCCTTTTTATGTTCTGAAAGAATAGCCTCAACATTCTTTTGTTGATTGCTTACATATTCTTTTAAAAGTGGAAAGGCTTGGACTGTAGTAAATTTATAAATTGCATAAAGAACAAGCATAAGAATAGCTAATGCTCCGAATGGACCAAGTGCAGCAGTGATTAAGGCTTCAATCATTTTAAGTTCCATTCTCTACCTGAGGATATTCTTCTTCTATAATTAGAGGGAAGGTATCTCCTTCTTCTACATTGTCCCACATTGATGGTGGTATAACCAAATAATAAGCAGAGCAACCTGTTGCTTCTGCTATAGCCCTTGCTTCTTCTGCTGTAGAGTTAGGAGCAAGTAATGTTTTAACTATAATTGTATTCATACCATCTCCTTTAGCTCATTACTATTATGCATAATGAACCTTGATTTCCGTTTGTTCCATTTATATTTACACCTGTACCAACGTTGTAAGCACCAGTTCCACCAGTTCCACCAAGGACCTGAATAGAGCCTAAGTTTCCAAGAGGTGTCTGAGTGATTACAGTTACCTTTCCTCCACCACCACCTCCGCCACCAGCACATTCACCAGTACCAACTCCAAGTGATCCAGGTCCACCATTGCCACCGTTTGAAGAGATACGTCCATTATTATTTATATATCTTGCTGCTAGCCATACTATACCTGCACCACCTCCACCACCACCAGAGATGAATGTGCCAGAAGTATATGATGTAACGTTAATAGCTCCACCACCACCAGATGAAGAACCATTAAAAGTTCCACCAGACCAACGACCATCAAACCATCTACCATTCCATTTTTGATTTGGGGTTGGTTGAGCTGATGCACCACCAGCTCCACCTACGTTTCCTCTTAAAGAAACATCACCACCCTTACCACCAGTAGGAGCTTGGCCAAGGTTATTAAGTGAAGTATTTGAATTGCCTGTTCCAACATTTCCGTTGCCCCAGTTTACAGCTGTTAATGCCCAGCCGTTTCCACCTTGAGTTCCTGCTCCACCAAGATAGTTTCTTGTGTTTAGGATTAAGCCACCAGCTTGATTGGTGGAACTATTACCATCATCATTAACTGATGCTCCAGTTCCAATTGTTAATGTTCCTCTTACATAGATACGAAATCCATTTGGTTTAAAAGTATCTCCAACATTTGCCAATGTTAGATTATTAAAATGCATTTCTCTACCAGCAGTATATGTTCCAATGATAGTTAGATCTCCATCAGAACCATCACCAAACTGACCAGCAAAAAAGTCTGCAGAAAGAGATGATCCACCACCAGATACATCTGGTCCAAATACATCAACGCCACAACTTGCTCCTGCCATATTAGTATCCTCTCATCTCGAAGTCAGAGCCAGAAGCTATTATTTGGCAAGCAGTATTTAAATCTTCTGGAGTATTTATTGTATACATTCTTCCATAACAATCTATAAATCCAACTCCACCATCGGGCCAAGCTGCATGAATAGCATCTGCTGTAAGTAACCATGTATCTACATACCATACATTGCCTAATACATATGGTTCTGTTTGAACTATCTGTAACATTATACAACCTCCTGTATATAGATATTAAGAGCCTTTACCTTTACAGAAGTTGTTCCAGTTCCTGTTGAACGTGAGAATGTAAGGAATGCCCATACATCATTATTAGCTGTAGCTAAATATCCACCTGTGTTAGTATTTGCAGTTGCATCCCAGTTCTGCCAATAAGCAGCAGATGCAGACATAGCATCAGTAGTTCCGTTATAATAAACAAATCTCTGTGTACTTGTTGCCCAGAAGTTTCTTGAACTTCTAGCAGAATAAGAACATCCCCATTTTGTTGGACCGGGATTTGAAAAACTATTCCAAGGTGCAGTATTTAATGAGAACTGTCCAATAGTATTTCCAGTATTTCCACCAGCAGGAGTTGAACCTAACCAGTTAAATATATTGTAAGGATAGTTTGTAGCTGTTCCAGTTACTGCTTCTGCTCTACATGCTGCTGATTGAAATCGAGTAGGATAAGTTGCAGAGTTATTAAAGTAAGCAGTTCCACCTTGAAGAACACCAGCATTAGCCCAACAATAAGTTCCTACCTGTGATGTATAAACTGCACCAGCAACTGTAAACATTGGGTCATATTCTGCCTCAACAACTACCTGCCATTTTTCAAAGTTAACATCTGAAAGAACATCTGATGATATTGTTCTAATATCAAATGCTAAAACTGGAGCATGAAGTGTTGACCAATACCATCTACCAAACTGTGAGGTTACGTTGTTTGCTACGTTTGCTACTAATCTTCCACCAGTAATCTGCATGGAACCACCAGTATTGTTAGCAAGATTTTTCCACTTACCAGTTACAGTTGGAACAGATGAACCAGCAGCAGTTGTAAAAGTAAAATCTCCATCATTAGAAAATGTCTGTGATGCTTGTGTAGAGAAATCAATGGAAGCAACAAGTTTCTTTTTTCCATCAGAAACTATAGTTGTTCCACCTCCACCATCACTTGTGCTGAATACATCTGCTATTGGCATTAGTTCTTCTCTAGTGTTAAGTTAACATACTTAAGGTTTGCTGTACCTGCATCTGTCTTGACTGTTACATAAAGAGTTGGTGTCTCAAGCCAAGCATCAACATCTACTTTATAAACTACACCACCTCTGGTTGCAGTTGTATATCCAGTAGCAATGGTTGCTTTTGTATCTGGAACAAGTATTTCATCGGCAGTTGCGTCTGGAGAAACACGTACTGTTAAAGCTGTGCATCCACCAGCAATAGAGTGAACATGGATGTAGATCGCAGAAACTTTAACACCAAACTTTGCAGCAGTTGGAACTGGAGTACCTGGAGTTCCGCTTGCTGGATTGCTAAGTATATTAATACCTATTGGTGCTATAAAGGTAGTTGATAGTGCGGTAGTTATTGTTCCTGTAGATACAGGCCAAACTTCTGGTGTAATTCTTGCCATAATAAGTTCCTCTAATAATTGCTATTTCTTTTTCTTTCTTGACTTACCAGCTTTTGCTAAAGCTGCAGCTATAGATTGTTTCTGAGAATGACCTTTCTTCATCATCTCAGATATATTTTTTGAAATTGTTTTTCTTGAACTTCCCTTTTTAAGTGGCATATTATCTCCTTATTCTTCTGACATTTTATATCTTTCAATTGGAGTAGGTGACTTGCCAGCTTTTGCTGCCTGCAATTCTCTACTCAACTGCTTAGCTAATTCTTCTTGAGCAGTTACCCATTCAGGAGAAGACATTGGTGTTTCCAATCCAGCAAGATAAAGAACCCAACGGCCTTCTTTATTTTTCTTTAATTCAGCATTCTTTGGATCTTTTCCATTAGCAATAGCTGTAGCTGCTGCCCAATCCTTTAATGTTCTTTCTGCACCAAAGGATGTAAGCAAGAAACTATCAGTTAAGAAAGCAATCTTTCCATCAGTAGAACCAAATGTCCACTGATATCCACCATAAGTAGGCTCTCCTTTTTTAACTATAACTGCATTACCATTCTTATCTTTGACTGGACGTAGATCATATTTGTTTTTCATATAATCAAATAAACCAGTCTCAGTAGCAGTTACAATCATTGCTGATGGGAAATAACCATTTGGCGCACCAGAATATGGAGAAACTAATTCTGCAATTTGTTTTGCATATTCTATATGTGGTTGTTTGGTGGTCATTTCATAGACTGCTGAAACTCCAGTAGCAAATAATCTTCCCTTGATACCAGCATCTATTACTGTATAGATACCACCACCAAGTCTAGAATAAGCTTCAAACATTGGATTTGATGGACCATAATAACCAACTTTATATCCATCATAAGTTACATCATCTGTCCATGCCCATAATCTTGTACCACCATATTTAGCAGTATAAGCATCATGTCTCTTTAGATACTGATCTTCTATTCCCTTTTGTACTATTGCCATCTTAGTCATTGTAGCTGCAGATTGTGGTCTTCCAAGTGCAAGTACAGCTTCCCAAGTTGATTGTCTCATGAAGGAATAAAATAGAACCCAAGATGAAATTAATTTTCTTTCCCATTCAGAAATCTGAGAATAATCTAGAAGTGTATTCTTTGCAAGAGTTGCTGCTTCAGCTTCAGTTGTACCTCTAATGAGAGCTTCTTTAAATACTGCTTCGCGGAATACATAGTCTGCTTGTGAACCAACTATATTCCAGAAAGAAGAATTTCTTGTGAATGGACCATAGCCTCTACGAACCTGCTCTAAAAAGTTGGCAGAATAACCAGCTTCATTTACTTCAGCTGCTCTCTTTACATCTTGCAATAGGGCTGTACCAAAGTCAAAGTCATACTGAGACATCTTATAAACATTCGTTCTGAATATTCTACTGATCTCTCCATTTGTAAATATCTTTCCATTTGCTGATACAACATAGTCTGCTGGCTTTATAAAGTCAGGAACTTTATCTATAGCTTTTCTTCCAAGCGATGTTCCTTTAAACCAATCGGAAAGCTTTCCAGCATAAGGAAGTGCTATCGTTGTAGCTGCACCTATACCAGCACCAGCCAAGGCACCAGGAATGCCACCTACAACGGCTCCTGTTGTCGCTCCAGTGCTTGCACCAGCTAATGCCCTACCTACCAGTGGGACTTCCTTAGAAGCCTCTAGGATTGGCTTTACGGTGGCCTTTGGAATATTAAGTGCAACAGTCATTACGTAGGTTGGATTTGTTACAGAAGCAATAATTGGAGCAGTAAAGTTATTAACACCAAGGAAGCGAGTATTCATAGACCAAATACCACCAAGCATACCACCAATAGTATTTCTTCTGATGGTTCCTGCCATCCATCCTATGCGTGACTTCCAGAAATCAGCAGCATCCTTATTTGCTTTTGTTAAATCTTCAAGGCCAGCAGCAACGAAACGATTGTTCATTGTAACTTGATTTAAAAACTTATAGCTATCTGGATCTAAGAATAATCTCATTCCATTCAAGTTATCAATCGCTACATTGATAGCCTCAAATCCACCAGCAGAAGATTTAAAATCAAATCCAAGGCCAATCATCTTTGCAGTTACATCATTGACAGAAAGCTGAAGAGCATTCTCAATCATGCCTTGTCTAAATAATGTAGATGCATTCTCAATTATTCTTGGAGTATAAGCAGAACGTTTAAAGCGGAAGCCAGTTGTAGTTTTATCTACTTGACCTTTATCAATTATTTGTGCAATAAGACCTCTTCTTTCCAAAACTGCAGATCTTGAAGTAGATAGAGTATCTTCAACAACTAAATCAACTAAAGCCTTTCTATTTCCAGTTGCTTCTTTTAGAATATCTGATGTAAATATTTTAACACCATCAGTACCAGCTCCAGATATCCAATCATTAATCTTTCCTAATAGAGCTTCATCATATGCTAAAGATCCTTCAGGATCAATTGCTGTCCCAACTCTTCTTCTAACTAATTCTGATATCTCTTCAGTTGGAGCTTTTATTCTTCCCTCAATAATTAACTGTGGAAGTCCAGCCCCTCTTAATCCTTTGCCTTCTTTTAGGTTTTGAATAAGTAATGAGTATTCATCAAACTCTTTTAATAAATCATCACCCATATATCCAGCAGGATCTGCCATAATTCTTTCTCTAAGTCCCTTATCTAATTCGCCAATATCAGAAGTAGTTCTTTTAATAGCTTCAATTACTCTTCCATCATCTGTGAATTTTGCAGGATCAGCTATGATTGCATCAGCTATCTTTTTATATTCTTCTCTGCCCAAACGCTTTGGTGCTTCTTGGACAGCCTTGCCCATCCATTCACCAAAGTCAATGGCTGGATAATTTTGAGCTAATATCCTTTGTACTGATGAAACTGTACCATCAATCTTGAATACACCATCATAGTATTTTTGTAGCTCTTCTGCTATCTGTTCAGAATTAACCAAGCCCTTAGAAATAATAGTATTTGTAACTTTAAAGTAAACTTCTTCTGCTACTTTATCCCAAGCTTTACCAGTAAATGTTTTTCCAATTACTTCTGATACGGCCTGCATAACAAGCGGATGAATTAATCTATCATAATCTCCAAGACCTTTTGTATCTCTAGTTACAACTTCTACTACATCTACTACATCTGCTTCTTCATCTACAACCTCAACTGTTTTCAAGCCAATTGGAGCACCCCATTTTTCTCCAGGCTTTATAGTTTTAGTTATCATATCATAATTTCTAGAAGCATTTCCAGCAATCTCAGAAGTTATTCCTGCAGCATCTTTTGCTATAATTGCAGCTTTTGCTGGTTCATATGTATAAACCAACTCTGGGTGTTTCATTAAAACTTCTGCAGCAAAGCCTTCAATAATAATATCTTTCTTTGCATCAAGCATTTTTCCAATAAAGATATCTGCTATTGCATCAGCAGTAATAGTTCTTGCTCCCTTTGTTTGAAGGAATGGATTTGTAGATCTTACTTCACTTATTATTTCTTCAAAGATATCAACAACTTGTGACCTACCACCTTGAACTCCACCAATAGCTTCTCCTAAGAAGCCATTCTCATCTATTCCGCCAAGTCTTCTTTCTAATATTTTATAGATTGGACCATCTTTTGATAAGAATGTTTCTCCAAGTTTAAAGTTACTTAGATCTGGAAGAGAGAAAAATCTTCTTGTCATATCCCAATACATATCAGCAACAGCGTCTGCTCTTACAAGACCTGTTTCGCTAACTGGTATTTTAGCTGTAACATATTTATCAACCATATCTGTAAATACATCAGAAGCATTTGCTCCAGTATTAGCTAACTGTAAACGGAATTCTGCAATTAATTCTGCGGGAAGATTGTTTACTTGTGCTCCTACTTTTTGTAGGGCATTATATATTGGAAGAGAAATACCTTCTGTAGTTATAGCTTTTGATGGAATTAACCCAGCTACTTTACTAGTATATTTATAAATAGCTTTACCAATTGTAGTTGAAGCAACTCCCTTCATCACACCTTCAAACTTTGGAAGCTGACGAAGTGCCATTCCAGTAGCTCTAGTTACATCCTCTACAGCTCTAACACCTTCAAGTCTTCTAACTACAGGTACTGCTGCTTTTTCTGTAAGCTTAGATGTAGCTCTTGGATTTAATACATCAGAGCCTTTTAGTACTTCTCTAACTATAGATGAACGAATAACATCATTTACAGCGTTAAATTCTTCTACAGTTATCTTTTCACCAGAACTTATTTTGGTGGCAATATCTGACCAATACTTTTGACTTGATACTTTTGGACCAAGTTCTTTTGAAAGTCTTTCTATTATTGGATCAATCTGTTCTTCTTTAATTATTACAGTTTCACCATCAATCATTTCTGCTGCAATCTTTTGTATATCACTATCTTTAGATGTACCAAAGATAATGCTTTTTACAAGATCATCTACTTCTTTGCCAGATTTCTCCCAAGCAGAGTTCTTTACAATCATAGTTGGAGTTACAAACAACCAATCATTATAATTTGATTTAGCTAATTCAGCAGCTATTCTATCAGAAACTATTAAGTCTCCAACGCCAGATTTAATTTTTGAAATAATACTATTCTCTGCATCAACAGTCCATTCAGCAAGACCACGTAGATCTCCAAGAAAGTTTGCAAGATCTGATGAACCAACTGTTCCATAAGTTGAAAGCTTTGAGATAGATTTGGCTTGTCTTAATGCATCATAATAAGGTTCTAACTCTAATGCTGTGCTTCCACTTTTCTCTGCAGTCTTAATTGCATCATCTATAATTTTAACTGATGAGTTTGCTACAACTCTTGATATATAATTTGCATAGGGAGATGCTGATATTTTTTCAGAATTTTGAAGTATCTGATCCAAACTAGAAGCAACTTCATCAATAGTTTTATCTGCTACTTCTACTTCTTTTACTATAGAAGCAAATGCTTCAGGTAATTTTCCACCAGAACGAACTGCATCTGCAACAGCTGGCGCAATTGTTCTAGCCGCTAATTCAGTTACAGGCTCAGTTGAAAATATTTTTGAATAAGACATTGGCTCAGCACCAAATGCTTTAGCAATATCTCTTGCTTTTGAAATCTCTATTGATCTTCTTGCAAGTGGTCCAGCAGTTTTTGTGAATGGATTTTCAATTATATCACCAGCAATAGCTACATAAGCAGCAGTCTCTGCATTACCTAATCTTGCTAAGGTTGGAGCAAGACCCCATGTTTTACCAAATGCAGATGTTCCTTTTAAAGCTCCACCAACTGCAGTTGTTGGCAATACAGGAAGGGCAACCTCTACACCAAGACCAAACATAAATGGCCATAGAGATCCTTTTCCACCGCCCATGCTTTCAGGAACTACATTCTCATAAAAGTATTTTGTGGCAGGAAGATCTGAAAAATCATCTCCAACTGATCTACCAACAGCCATAGCATATGCTACATCTGATAAGTAATTTCCAGAAGTTAACTCATCTTTGCCAGTTACACCAGAACCAACTTGTCTAGCGGATGTAGCCAAAGGTCCAGTTCCAAGAGTTCCAATTGTTCCAAGAAACTGTGCGGCTGCAATACCAGCATCAGATTTTCCAGTTAACTTTGTAATTCCTTCTACTTCAGAAGAATATAAATTGTGAAGTTTATAATTCCAGTCAGTTGGATCTACTGGAGTTCCATCAGGATTAACATCATAAGTTGCTGCAGCTATTACTGGATCTGTAAGAAATCTTATTAATCCACCAACATCACGAAGAGCTGCGCCAGTCTTTGTTTCATAAAGCTGACCTTCTTCTGATTTTGTTTTTGTAGCCTCTTCAAGAAGTTCCTTTGCTCCAGTTGTTAATGTACGTGGAGAAGTTCTTTCTTTGTAAATTTCTGGTGCAGCTTCTTCAAGCCAAAGCTCTCCAATCTGAGTTGCATAATCCTTTAGTCTTTTATATTCAGGACTTCCTTCAGCAACTTCTGCACCTTTTGCTCGCTCTCCATTTATTAAGAGCGTCATAGTCTTTGTGACTATATTTGCTTCCTGATCGTAAACTCTTTTTCTGAAACGATCTTCTTTCCATTTAGCTACTTTCTCAGGATCAATTCCACCAGCAACTGGGTCCTTCATTGAAACCCAAAAGCTTTCTTTTGTATCTGGCAACTTACTATCTTGCCATTTAATTAAATCAGAAGTTACCTGATCTTCTATGATCTTTCTGGCAGCTGCACCTCTATCCTCCCTACTTTGACGGAATTTAAAAGCAGATGTACTTTCAAGAGGTTGTCTTCCCATAGCTTCAGCAAATCCAGCTTCACCTTTTGCATAAGCTTCTTTATCTATTGCTGCAGGTCCAGATACAGTTTCTGAATAAGAACCAATCTCTCTTGGTGCTTGTACTATTGCTGCAACTAATTGAGATGCTTGAGCTTCTGCTTCATCTAATGAAGCTCCTTGGCTAAGCAATTCATCTTTAAAATTTGTCCAAGCAGCAACTTCATCTTCAGACAATTTTGCTGCATATTCTCTTGCAGGACTTGCCTGCTTTAATTCTCCACCAGAAGGTACAGAAACTTTCTCGCCAGCCTTAGCTCTTTCTGCTGTGATTGGTGTAAATCTTTTTTGCTTTTCAAGTTCTCCAGCTGTATCAAAAGCTCCAGCTTCAACTGGTGGAAGACCAGTTTCTTCTGATGGTTGTTCTAATTTTCCAGCAGCAATATCTTTCTTGATTTGCTCAGCTTCACGCTTTAATCTTTCGCTTTCAGTTTCATATGCACCTTCACCAAAAGAAATATCCTCTGGAGCTGCAGCTGCTTCTTCTTCTGTAAAAGAAGTTTGAACTGGACTAGAGAATGGTTTTACTTTCTCCTCTCCAAATTGAAGAGTGCCAACGCTAGGAAGTGGTTCTCCTAGCGCCTGTGCAGTTCTTAATTTAGAAACACCTTCACCAACTCTTTGCTTTAGAAAGCCATCTTTTGCTTTGGATGATCTTAGAGAATTATAGAACTCTCTATCGCTTTCTGAAAGTAGGTCTATTGGATTGATCTCTTTTGGAGCAGCCATATATTTATTCCTCTATATATGGCTTTTTTATTCTACGGCATCTCCATCCATTCCATATCCAGCAGAAGAAGGTGGAGATGGTCTGTTTGTTAGATATTTCTGATAAGCTTCGCCAAGAACATTGTAAATTATTTTACCCTTAACATCCTTGGCTACATCAGCACCACCTAGAGTTGCAGTCATATCTGCACTTCCAGTTGTAGACTTTGATATCTCATCATAAAGATTATCAAACTTAAGTTCTCCTCTTTCATATCTACCTTTGATATCATTATAGATTTCAGAACCAGCACCAGTTATTTCTTGTGGAGCGAATGTTCCACCAGCAGCAGCTATTCCTTCTCTTACTTTCTTTGTATAGTCCATTATCTCATCAGATGCACGATAAGGAGCCTGTTCCATAACTGGTGCTCTTCTTCCTGCAGTTCCTTCTTTTGGACCAAATCTTCCTTCAGGACCTGGAGGTGTTGCATATTCTCTTGATGTACCAAGCTCTGGTGCAGTCATTGGAACACCCTGCTCAAATGCTCTGCGTGCTTTTGCTGTCTCACCTGAATAATATGGAGCAATCTGACCAAAGCCTTTCTGACTTCTATCTGGATAATAAAGTTCTGCACCTCTACGAAGTATATCATCAGCAGTTGGAGCTTCAATCTTTTCTGGTGGAGTATATGGACCAAGTGCTTCTTTACGTTTTGAAAGTTCACCTTCTCTTACATATGTCTGAAGAATTGGATCATCTACATTTGTAAGTGCATAGTTTTCTATTGCATATTTTGATGGATCAATAAAGTTAAGTTTTGAATACATAACTTTCTTTGCTGCTTCAAACTCAGGTGTACCTGGTTCCTTACCAGATAATTCCTTAATCTTTTCATCAACTAAACTTTCAGCTCTCATTGCTTCTGGAGCATCTATCTTTCCATCATTTCTATATGCATCAATAGCTAATGATCTTAGTGCTATTTCAGTTTCAGAAGCTATCTTGTCAGATACAGTAATAGAACCAGCAGCACCAAGTTGGTCATCAATATACTTTAATGCCTTCTTCATTTCACCAATTGATGTTCCAGCCATATTAACATATTCTTCTGTCTTGTCAATCTTCTTTGCATCAAGACGAGCCTGATCAATCTCTGCTGATGGAACCGCAAATCTTGTTTCTATATCAGTTTTAATCTTATCTTGTTCGGCCTGAGTTAGTGGCATACCACCTTTTCCAGCACGAACCTGAGCAGATGTTTCATTATAAAGATGAATGGCTAGAGCCTGCTTCTGTCCTTCAGAAAGTCCATTGAATGCAACTTCTAGGGATGGATCGCGAAGAATAAAATTATCAATAGCAGCATCAGCAGTTCTTCCAGTTTGTACATTGAACTTACCAACCTGACCACCAATAGCTCTAGATACCTGATCTGTTGCAGAAACAGGAGCAACGAAAAGACCTTCTGCTTTTGTTACAAGATCAACTCTTTGTCCAGAAACTTTAGTTGTTTCCTGTGCAATAGTTTCTGCTAGCTTTGTACGCTCCTGAAGAAGAGCGGTACGCCAATCAGTTCCAGCTCCTTTCTTTGCTAGCTTTCCAATTTCTGCTGAAAATACTTCACGCTCTTTTCTTAGGGCGTTAAGTTCTTCTTCAACACCTTTGAATGCAGCTTCACGATCTTTTTGATAAGCAACTTCTGACTGATACTTTTGCTTAAGTTCAGTCTCTGCCCATTGAAGTCTTTGCTTTAATATCTCTTCTTTCTTTTTAAGATATCTTGTTGAATAACTTTCGCCTGTTGAACTAGCTCCAGGCAGACCTGCTATAGCTCTAATTGCCATTATCTACCTCCGTAGCGTTGAACTCTGAAGAAATCATAATCTTGTCTTATCTCTGCTTCTTGCTGAGGAGTTAGAGAACCTGTCTGCAATCTTTGTAGAAGTGAATTTTCTAATTCTCCAAAGGCTTGTCTTTCAGCTTTCTGCAGTTTGTCTTGAGCAACTACCTTGGCAACATCACCAAATGCAGCTAATGACTGAAGGTTTGCTTCTCTTGCCATGTCAGCTCTCTTTTGTTCTTCGCCAAGAAGTTCATAGATACGAGCTTGTTCAGCTTTTGCTTCTGCCATATTTGCAGCTTCAATTTTGTTTCTTGCTTCTTGTTCCTGAGCAGCAACTCTTTGTTCCTGTCCAATACCCATCTTATAAAAAGATCCTGCTCCAACATCTGCACCTTGAAGTGCTTGCTGGAATTGTAATTGCTGTTCTCTACGAGCAGTACGCATTGGATCAATCATCTCAGCTTCTAGCTGTGCTCTTTCTCTATCAGTTAAACCAAGTGCTCCAAGCTCTTGTCTACGCTGCAAGTCAGCAAGTTCTTTCATTTGAGCTTTCTGAAGGATATCTTCATTATAGGTTCCGTAGCCTATTAGACCTCCACCAAGCGCACCTATTCCTGCGCCTAGTCCTGTACCTACAACTGGAACTATCGAGCCTATAGAAGCTCCTAGGGCCGCTCCTGATGAAGCTCCCTGAAGGGCTGCGGCAGCTCTCTGTTGCTTCATAGCTTGTTCGTATGGATTGTTACTTGCCATATGTTATCCTCATTAATAGTCTTATTTTTTTTTAATTATTTCCGTTAGATCCGCCAGCGGTTAATTCATTACTATCATGCCAAGCTTCAAGAGTAAATCCCCAGTTAATTAAGAATATATCATTTCCATTTGTATATCCCTCAAGAGATATGTGATGCCATCCCTTGCTTAACTTTTTCATTTGGAAGCCTGTAAAGAATTCTCTTTGACGAAGTGCTGGAGAAGTTGCATACCACTCTTCATGTGTAAATGTTTTTGTATCAAGATATGTTATACCATCAATTGCAACATTCAGAGTTCCTTCTCTTTCGTTTGCAGTTGTGGTTGATAATCCAAAGTTATACATAAGAGGACAAGCAAAGAATTGGAATAGGGCAGTACATTCACTTTCAACATAGAATGATATAGATGTGCTTGGATAATATCTTCTAGTATTATTTCCATTTACTGGCTGAGTTGTAGCACCAGCAATCCAAGATAATTTTTCTTCTACAGTTGTAAATACCTGAGAACCACATACTCCAGAAACAAAGTTAAATGTATTTGGAAGTGGATTAAATGATCCTTTCATTATGTGATGTTTTTGAAAAGGTCCATCAACATCTCCAATAAGAACGCCACCATTTATATAAGTTTGTAGTTTATCAAATGCATCCTGAAAACTATCAGCTAGAATTGGTGCGTCAGCTACAACTGGTGTAAAAGTAAATGACATTATCTATCTCCCTTTTGTAGAACTATTGCTCCTATATTCATTCTTTCCATTTTTAATTCTAATGGATAAAATGGAGTTAGATCTGCAGCGTTTTGTAAGAATGCCCTAGTGTCATAACCTGGAGCTGTATAGTGTTGAAGTGTCATAATTCCAGTAGTTGCAATACCAAGCTGACGAATAACTAATGGTGTATTATCTTCATGCACATAGTTTAAACAACCATGCAATCTTCTCATTGGTTTTACTTCTCTACCAATAGTTACTTCTTCTGATGCTAGATCATAAACTGTAATACCATCATCAAGTAATCTTTCATCTGGATTTGTAGATGCTGATGGAGGATCTGTTTGTGGTATAGACATTGGATCTACTATTCCATAATCCCACCAAACAGCTCTGCCTGGAAATACTTTCATATTATCTGAAGATCTTGGAGCAGCTACATCCCAATAAACTGGAAAGAATATCATGCAGTTAGATTTATCGTTTGTTGCTATAGGCCAATTTGCAGCAATGTTATTTAATCTTACAGAATGTATTATTGCTGAGTAGTGAAAACGAAGTACGTCACCTTTATTAAGAACTAGATAAGGAGGAACATCCCAAATTAAACGTGATGCTCCACCGCCTTGTGACCAGTTTAAAAAGTAAGCTCCCCTTCCGTTTACAGTATTGTCTTCAATAGAACCACCAGCACCAGTTCCTATCATAAATGTATTGGTTGTTCCATCATCCCATTTATTATAAGCATATGCTGCAGCTTTCATAATAGGAGAAGTTGACTGAAGGTGTCTTATATCAATTCCTTCAGAACGAACATTATCTTTATTAATTGAAGTTGTAGCAGTAGCTATAGCAGAAAATTTTGCATTAACATCTGCTGCAAGTATTTCTGCTGGCTGTGCTGGAGGAATTGGCGCTACGTTATCTGTAATTATTTTTGACATTATCTATACCTATTAAGAGCGAAAAGATTTCCTCCAGAATAATAGAAGAACTGTTTGTCAGTTCCTGATGTGGAGTTTCTTGATGGAAGTTTAAATCCAATCTTTATTTCTGCAGGACCAGTTGCTATTGGAACTGCACCAACTAAATGGATTGTTCCCCATCTTTGATAAAGAAAGTGTGTTTCTGCTATAACATTATTATTTAAAACGATTTGAAACTGAACCCAGTCACCAGATGTATTTCCACTGATAACATCTTTATCCATCCAATACCAGCAATTAAATTCAATATGAAGAGTTCCTTCAATTGCCTCTATCTTTAATGGATATACTTCATTATATTCCCAGCTACTTACATAATCTTTATATACAAGACCATCTACAGTTGTAACTGGAATTACTTCATTATATAAAGTAACTCTGCTTTCTGGCATCTTTACATAAGTTTGCCAATATTGATGAAAAGCATAATCTTCAAATTTACTTCCATCAAGAGAAGCATCAGGAATATTTTCTCTATCCATACCAGAGTTTAAAATAGCAGTAGATGAATTATAGATTGTGTCAAATTCCTGACCATCTATAATATTCTTCTCTCTAATTTCTCCTTGCTTAGCTAATATAGGCATGTTAGTAGGCGCTCCTTGGTCTTGCTGCTTTTGTTTCTGTACCACTTGAATTAAATTCTAATGAGTAATCAATTATGATTATATCATTGGTTGTCTGTAATCCAACGGAGAACGTAGAAGCAGCCATGTTAGCAACTGGAAATTTAAGTTGAGTATACATTGGTATTTCCCATCTTGCTACAGTGTGATCATTATTGGTGGTTGGACCAAATACTAATTCTCCAGTTGTTGAATTATAAATATATTGCTCAAGATATTCTGGACGTTGACCTAATCCTGAATTTGATTGGGTGTAATTATAATCCCAATCTTTATTATAGAATACATTATATAGATTTGAACCTTCAGTAAAGCAATTTATATAAACCTGCTTTACGTGTTTCTTTAATTGTCCAATTCCAAATACTTGATTTGCAGAAATCCAAGTTGAACTAAGTGGACCCTTCTCTTCTATAGAATAATATCCAGGTGTCTGTAATTGTGGAGGATGAAAGGTTGTTCCGTGTCCAGCATTTCTTCCACGAGAAATAAAGAATAGTCCAGTTTCATCTGGTACTAACCCAGTATATCCAAATGGTGTACCTAATGACTGACCTACATTATGTCCAAATATAAATTCACCTCTAGCATCTACAGTTAAACATCCTACGGGAAAGCCTTCTCTTAAAGACCAAGACTTCTTTTCCATATGAAATACTACGCCTAGGTTATTTATATCTGATCCATCAGCAGCAAAGTAAAGATGGTATTCTCTCCACTTTTCTGAGTAAGCTCCGCAAGCTCTAGCAATCATTGACTTATTTAATCTCTTCATCGTATCAATAATTGGTTTGGAAATCTTTGTAACTTCCATTTTAGAACCACCATCAAAACCACCAGAGACTAAGAAGATGCCATCATTTGAAAGGAATACAACGCCAACCTCTGGAATAAGAGTTATGGTATGTAGTGCTCTAGTTCCTATTCCTTGTACAAGTGGAGATAATGTAAATCCATTTGTAGCATCTCCTCTAATTAAATCAATTGCATTCTCACGGAAGACTAGTAAATTATTATAATAAGTAAATAATCCAGTTACATCACCGCCTTGACGAGATCCTACTGAGAAGAAATCGAGTGCTCTATATTGATCGACTTTGAGTGGTTGGCTGTAGTAAATTTTCTGGGGGTCTGTTTGACCACCATCAATAAATAAACAATTCTTAAAAGTTGCAGAAAAACGTGTGGCTGGAGCAGGGAATAAAATAGAAGCATCGTCATTTGGGGCTACTGCTCCAAGTCTTGTATCCTTTGTATAATCAACATAGTTAGTTTCAATATTGTTAATGATGGTATCAACATAATAATATATCTCTTCTAATGTTTCACCATCTTGAAGATTTTTTGTTCTCCATATTTTTCTAGCAATACATCCTGCAGGACCAAGTGGAACATTCTCAAGATAAACTGCTTGGGCACGATCATCAAAGTTTGGATCTCCAGCATGATGAGTTATCCATCCAGCAGCAATAGAAGGAGCTGAGAGTGGACTTTCAGATCCATCTTCCATCAAGAAAGATACCTTCCATCTATAAAGATTTTCTGCATCTTTTGTCTTTATTCCAAGGCCATAAGATTTATCCATCTTAAATGTATGTGGTTCAATTGGCATAACAGTCTGATCTGCTATACCAGAAGATCCATCAACGTTAGGTGTCCAAGGAAGTGGAGGATTTGGTGCTTCCATAAATCCAAGACCTACTGTTTTTACACCATCAAACTTTATTGGTCTTCCATTTCCAGACAGAATGATAAGGTTCTTTCCAATTGGATTATAATGTGTATATACCTCATCTGCCGCAGGAACTGATCTTTGACTATCTATAGTTATTTTATTTAAAGTATTTCCTTTCCAATAATGCAATTTCATATTTGCATTTGCATCAGTAGGAAATATCTTAGTAGTTGCTCCAGCATAGTCCTGCTCAAAAAGAAGAAATGACTTTGCTCCTTGATGGGTATTCCAAAAATAAGTTGAATTTACTGGACCTCCATTTTGAAATCCAGCCCAATCATTTCTAGATGTTATTGCAGGAACAATACTTTCATATCCAAGTCTATTATCCCAACCCATTGACTTTGTATCTATAGTCCAGTTGGTAAGTTTATAACTTGAATTTTCTACAGGATCTATACTTTCATCAATACCAAGTATGCCCTTATATTGTGGCTTGTTATCAGTTTGCATTAACCCACCTTAGTTAGCTTAGAAGCATAACGATAATCAAATAGGGATTTTCCAGGACCAAATGGTTTCTTAACATGAATTGCATTTGCTTCTGTAAGCCAACGGTTCTCAAGGTTTAGCAATTCTTTATCTGCTTTTTCTTTATAAACCTTTGCTTGATTTAAATTATTATGCTTTAAGAATACTTCTTCACATGTTCTATATACAAGATATTTATGACCAGAGGTTGGTACGTCAGGACAATCCTGATCATCTACCAATCTTTGTGGACGATAAAGATAACGAAGAGTTATGACATAATCAGTATCTTGTCTTGGATAAAGACGAATGCGTTGATAAACACCACCATGCTCTGGAAGTGGTTTTCCATTTGTAAGCATTTCTTTGTAAAGATAAGTTGTTCTGCTTGTTACTGAAGATCCAAATGGAACTTCTTCAGTTGAATAAAAGCGATCAGAGTTTGGAACGCGAACATAATATCTCTTAAGTAATCCATCATAGACATCAGATGTTTGCATACCTGTTATGCTAATTCCATCAAGAGCTGTAACATTTGGAACTACTTCATCTGAGATTGGAGATGGTCCACTTTCCCATTCAACAAGAGTTCCCTGATCTCCAGATCCACCACCCTGTAAATAATTCTGAGCTTGTACGAAGGTATAGCATACTTGATATTTTCCAGCAAAAGGTGCTCTCAAGCCATCAAAAACTGGACCAGCATTTACTGCTGCTGATGGCTCAATAAGAGGAGGTTTAACATAATAATCTCCTTCAGGAATATAATCAGTTGGTCTTCCTCTTTCATCCATATTTACAGCCCATTGTTCATCAATGTATTTAGACATTGGATCAAATGGCCTTAAATCTGCTTGAGCATTTGTACCCACAGTTTCCCTCAAGCCAAGACCAAGAATGGCTACGCAGTCCTGTGGAAGCGTTATATAGCGATGCTTAAAGGTGCATACGATATCAGGATTAGAGTTTCCAATTCGTGGTGTACGCTCATAGATTGAAGCTAATCTTTGCTGATCTTTATCCATTCTCTGGAAGTAAACACGAGACTTTGAATTATTAGATCCAGTTGTAATATTAGTTACCCAATAATCTGCAGGAATATTCTGAAGAGGTTGATTAGTGATAATATCTGTACCAGAAGTAATAGATATGATACATCCAGCAGCTAACCAAAAAGGAACATCTGCAGCTGGACATTCTATATAAGCATAGTATCCACCAGTACCAGTTCCTATTGGTCCATTATAATCATTGTAGAGTTGTACCTGAGAACCTACTAGATCATCTACAGGAAGAGCTACGTCAGTATGAGCATGAAGCTTTATCTCTTTCTGTGCCCACTTCCACTTACGATCAGAGAATAGGCTTAAGTAAATATCGTTTAGAATAGAACGAATTTGCTGACGATATTCTGGAACCTCTGGATTGTAATCGAGGATATTGCCAACCTCGTCAATTAGTTTTCCTAAATTCATGCTTATAGTTTCCTCTATAGATAGTCGTTTATTTTTTTTTAATTATTTTTGGACGAATTGGACAAAATAGATTTCTCATGTATATTATACCTGCAGAGCAGGGGTTGAGGGCATCGCCCTCCACGGAGCGTAGCTCCCAAGGTTCCTCTCTAGTTTAAGTTAAGGTAAGTTAAAGTAAAGTTAAAGATTTCCATCAAGAAGTCCCGACAGACAGTCTACAGTTAAAGATAAGATGCCGACAAAAAGTAAAGAGTATGATTGCTTGTCGGGACTTACTTGACGGAATATATAATAGTAGGAGAACAAAATGTTTAAGACGATACCAAATTATCCAGACTATATGATCAATGAACTTGGAGATGTTTATTCTTTAAAATTTAATAAGATAAAAAAGCTAAAGCCAACTTACACAACATGCTCTACAATAAAATATAATAGCGTTCAGCTAGCTAACGATGATGGAAAAAAGACTTTTAAAATTCACTGGCTTGTCTGGGAAACTTTCGTAGGACAAAGACCAAAGAAAGGATCTGGACTTGTTATTGATCACATAGATCGTAATGGAATGAATAATGAACTTTCTAATCTTCGTGTTATTACACATTCAGAAAATCAAATAAATTCAGCTAGATGTGACAGAGCAAAAGAGGTCAGAGGTTCTTGATGGAAAATATGATTAAGACTACAGCCGAGATTGAGAAGGAACTTCAAATCAAAATGGTTCCACCATTTTCTCTTGGTGATAATGTAACAATTGTAGTTAGAAGAACTTGGGGTGACCCTGATTTTTGTCAGTATAAACTCCTAGCACCAGTTAAAAATGGTGTCTGGTTAGCATATACAGATGAAGATTGTGTTCCAGAAGATAATAAGATTTTAGAAATAGAAGAATGTGATATAATAGATTTTACAGAAGAGATGCAATATAAACAATCAGCACCAGAGACTGGTGTACCCATTAGTAAGTTTGATTTTTCTGAATGGGATTAAATAAGAAAAGCCCCTCAACCATTTCTGGAAGAGGGGCTTTTAGTTTTCTAGATTAGAATTTCTTGAAAACCCATACTGGAGCAACACCAGCAGCAGAAGCTGCGAGTGATACGCCAACTGGTGGTGCAATGTTTGCAGCGACGTTTGCCTCAGCAGATGGAGCAGAAGCTACAACGCAGAGTGGAACACCAGCTCCAGCAACGCCAGCAACAACCTTAGCTGTGCCAACATAACCAGAAACTACAACCTTAACTTTTCCACCAGTTGAAGCTGCTTCGGTAGCAACGCCAACTACAAGTGAACTGCCAAGTGGAACGTTTACTGATGGTATAACTGTAACAACTTTTGTTGCGCCAGTTTTGCTTGTATCGAAAGTAACCCAGTCACCTATGGCAACTGCGGAACCTGCGATAAAAGTCTCTACCTGTGAGCGATTTGATGGGCTTGCACCAACTGCTCCACCAGCACTGTCAACTACATCGAGTGACTGAATAAGTGTAGAAGTAGCCATGTTATTATGCCTCCCCGTTTACGATAATACCCTGACAAGCAAGATGGTCAACAACAAGCTGTGTTCTGGTCATGATCTGAGCAGAACGTGAAGCGTAACCACTTACATGTTCGAAGTCTGAAAGTTCAAAGTTTGCATCCT